TTCCAGAGCGCGACAGATTATGTTGTAGGTGTGCTCCTTATCTTTAGGGTTAGGTTCGCCGTAAATGTAGGTATCCAATGCGTCATACGCCTGCTCCTTCAAGCTCTGCGGCTTGGGGCGGCGGGCATTGATCAGTTCAAAATCAATACCAATGTGGGCGGTGCCTTTAAGCCACTCACAGCACGCCTTCAGCTCCTGATCAGCGCCCCAGCGAGCAGCTTGAGTGGCAATGTCTTGTAGCTTATTAGTTGTAATGCTGATTAAAAAAAGCTTTTCTGAAATGTCAATATATTCGGGCATTGCTCGCCACTGGTCTACTAGTTCAGGCGGTGGAGTAATCGGGTGTTCTTGCGTCATTGTTAAATGCATTGTTTAAATTGATAGGTTAAGCAGTTTAATGTCATGCTCAGGACGTGTGACTTAGTTAGTCACGTTCGACGAGTTGCCACTGAGGATCGAGCTGATCAAGATAGCTGCAGAAGCCATCTTCGTCAAGAGGAATCGGTTCCTCTGGATCCAGCTCAATAGTTGTTGTGCACAATGCAGGAGCCCACTCTTCAGGGTCGAAGCGAGTCGCCCGATAGAGCAGGCGCATGTCGTCAACAACTGCTGTAACTGTGACATGAGTCTGTGTGAAGTGAGTGTCTTCGATGGCTAAAACTGTCATCAGTCAGGCTCCACGAATGAAACGGTGGTTGAGATGTAGCATTTGTAACGAGTCCACATCTTTGCAGTTGTGTACTCATCAACAAAACGATCGCGATCAATAGCGTTGTGGTTAGCACGCTCCATTGCGCAACGTGCAACATTGATCCGATCAAACAAGCTGAGGTTTGATTCTGTGGTACGCATGGTTGAATTGAGTTGAGGTAGTGGACTAAAGCTGGGACTTACACCTAAAGGATGCCCAGGGTTTCAATCAAATTCTATGGTGTCAAGCTTACGTTTTCTGTATTCAGCTTGTCTGTCCCTGGTGAAATACAAAGGTGCAATCTGTGTCTCAAGCGTCTCTAATAAACAAATAGTATTTCGAATACTGTTTGTGTACAAATCAATGTGCTCTTTGTATTTCTCTTTACCCCTGCTAACAAGATCAAGTCGACGCTGTTTGTAGTTATCAATCTCACCCCTGAGAGTGTAGATAAGATGCCACCATTGGTCCTCTTCAAGATCAAGGGTAACTGTCTTTGATCCAGATGGAAAGTGAGGATTGAGTTCAGGTTTCTTAGCCATAATATTTAGTCGGGCAGGGATTCAAGAGCGCGGCGGATGATGCCAACTCCCTTAAAACCCTCCAAGGCATCGACTGCCTCCAATGCCTGCTTCTTCAAGCTCGGCGGCTTAGGGCGGCGGGCATCGCGGAGGTGTTTATGGGTCACCTTCCAGTTTTTTGCAACCAGCCACTCACAGCACGCTTCCAGCTCTATGTCAGCGCCCCAGCGGGCAGCTTGGGTGGCGATCATGCGAGCATCAGGCCCAGGTGGCTGACCACTTGCCTCGTGCATCCACTGCAGCACCAGCTCTTCCGGCGGAGTAATCGGATGGTTGTTGTCAGTCATTGAGTTGCTCCAGTGCGTTGCAGATGGTGTGCCAGTGTTGTTGAAGCTCAGCAATAGAGCAGGTTTCGTCTGGTGAGCGCAGCACTGCTGCCGCAAATTTGGCCTGCTCTTTCAAGCTCGGCGGTTTGGGTCGCATAGCTTCTTTTAGCAAGTCACCCACGGGAATAGTTTTTAGGTGTGCTTCATTCAGAGCATGGTGGTCTAGCCACTTCGCGTCTTCTGCTAGTTGCTGATCAGCGCCAGCAGCATAAGCACGTGCAAGAGCCTCGCTCGTACTGATCTCATACCGATCAATGTCCGATTCAAGTTGTTCTATTAAGTCACCCAATATTATGACTGGGCTTTGTTCAATTGTCATCAGTTTTCTCCAGGTTAGATGCAGTTTGTTCGACCCATGCCATTAAGTCGCGAACGCGAACCATTTGACTACCTTCTTCTGGTCCTTCAGCAACACGCCAATGGCAATCGGCAGTATCTTTGATTGCGTTGATGATGATAGCACGGATCAGTTGTGCTGCTGTTGCGTGGAATTCGTCGAGCTTGGTGTCAGTCATTGCTTGTGTTGAGTAAATGGAAAATAAATCTGGGACTTACACTGCCTCCTTCTGTGCTGTTTGCACAACGAGTACAGACGCCCAGGTCTTTAGAATAATTTAATATTCTGTTTGCTTAATCCTGTGCCAGGGATACTGATAGATCCCCGCACACCAGACTCACGTGCGTTGACAGTGAACTGGAATGGACCAAGCTGAAATGATTTGCTGTAAGACTTGATTCCATTTTCTGTGATGTTAAATCCAGCAATGGTCTTATCGAAACTGAATGGAGATTTGTGAGTCATCTTTAAGTTTGGAAATGAGTTGAGCAAGTTCATCTTCAGTACCTGTAATAGATACTGTCATCGATACTTGTTTGGACTTGGGTCTACGTCGTTCTTGTAAGTTTGAAACTAACACACGACGCTGAGCCTTAGTACCACAGCAAAGTTGAGATGGGATTATTTCAGAACACTTCTCAAGTTCTTGATCTGCACCCCATTGTGCAGCTTCAATGAGAAGTGTTCTGATGCCTTTGATTTTGATGGCATGTTGTCCAATCCATTCTTGAAGTAAAGAATAAGGAGGAACAACAGGATGTTCTTGTGTCATTTGATTGCGTTACGTGCGTGTTCACGAATGTTCTTGACTTGTTTAAAATCATCTTGATTCATTTGAGAATAAAGATGTTCAATAGTATGTTCACCAGGATATAAAAACCTGATGATTTCAAGAGCACGATGTTTGTCGTGCTCTGTGATTGTTGTATGTGGATGTGCAATAGCTGCACATACGTAATGCAATACTCTATCTGCGTAGTTCTCTTGTGTCACTTAAGATCCTCCGGCATGAGTGCCATAGCATCATCGTCGTCCATGTTTGTCATTACAAACTTCTCTCCATTGGGGGCGATGAAGCCCCCAATGAAACCAATGCCATGTCTCTCAGCTGATTCTTTCATCTTGGCTACGAGCTGCATAGCTTGCAGTCGTTGCATGTCAAGTGAATCAGGAATACGAGGAGTGTTTGGATTTGTCATGTGAGTTGAATTGATGTGTTGTCTAGAAGACTGTGTCAGTCTATAGAGCTCGTCAACCCCTGTCAAGGGGATTGCGGAAAGTTAAGAAATGCAAACAAAGGATCAAGCTCGAGTGCTTTCTTGTCATAAGCAAGAGCAGCTTCTTCTTCTGTTTCAAATCTTCCTAAGTTATATACTTTACGTTGATAAGAAATCTTTGCTCTCCATTTGTTCCTATCCCAACAAACGCCTTTGTATTTACTAGTAGTTCCCTCTTGTTTCTTAGAATAAAAAGAATTTTGAGAATACGTTGCTATTCTTATACTTAAATGATCTTGTTTATTAATTCGGTGATCAATAATTTGATCACCAGGATCTTGTTTATGCAGTAAACAATAAACAATACGGTGAGTTAAATAAAGCTTGCTTTTAATACGTACTTGATAATAGCCATTTGTATTAATAGATCCAGCCATGGTTCCAGCTTTAATGTGTCTGTAATCGCGACGCCACATTAAACCACTTGCCATGTCCCTATTTACTTGAAGATATTCTTCAAGCCATTGATAAGTAGGAAGAACTAAATGCTTCATAAAAATAAAAAGCAAGGAATAGTCTAACGGTTGTCAAGGATTGATTGGTGTATTAAGAGATGTAATGCATAGGAGATACTGATGTATATAAAAGGATCCCCCCTGGTACTCTTTTGGGGGAGTGTGAGGGGGGAATACATGTGTACTACCTGATGTTACCGATGCATTTCCTGGTGTTCTTTCCATGCAGCTGCATGCATTTCTGCGGCAGTGATGGGTGGTTCACCAGGTTCACTAGGTGTTGGATCGTAGTCAAGCTCGTCGCTTAACATACCAATCACTTCATCAAGTACGTCATACGTATGTGGATCAAGATGTTGATCCATCATGTGACGTCTATCTTCGCGGTTGCGAATGTTCTTGAGTGCATCCAATGCAACTTGCAGTTGATGGTACTCATTCTTTGTCCAGGTGAGTTCAGGATACTTCTTGGCTTGTTCCATGGTTTGTTTGAAGCTGAGATTGAGTTAAAGCCTGGGGCTTACACACCGTACTTACGTAGGTGTTGCCCAGTTGTTACAAACGTGGTTGATGTAAACGCGCAGCCTTCTCCGCGCGTTTGCGCCTGAAATATGTAGGACTAATCTGATCTTCAAACTCATGTAACCGTAATGTCAATCTTCCGATTGCTTCGCGGTACCAATCAGTTTGGTTGCGAATTAAATCCGGATCATTTGTTTTAAGTATTTCATCAAGCCTTGACTGAAAGTATTCAATTCGACCACGAATAAGATTGATGATTAACCACCAATCATCTTCATCAATGTTTTGCCACGTGACAGTGTGTTTGCCTTGGGGATAATCACTGGAAACCTTGGTTGATTTGTCAGCAGCTTTGGTTCGTGCCATTGATTAAGTTGTTGTGTGAATAAATTAAAGCCTGGGACTTACACATCTGGCTGGCACCGATGATGCCCAGGATTAAGGCTATGACTGAAGTATTGGCATGTATTCGCTATTCGCAAATAGCGAACAATACTACAGCACTGTTATAACGTTATGCGCCCTTAGGTGCAAGCATGATCCATGCTGTGTAGTTATCACTGCTTCTGTCTACACGTATCAATCCGTATTCTTCCAGCCGCACCAAGGCCTGGAGATATTGCTCAAGCCTTGAGCTTTGCGCTGGAAGCTTAGGTACGAAGCATGGTGTGTTTCCATACTTCTTCTTGTGGTTCAAGTAGTACACATAGAGATTGCGTTGGTTGATACTGAGTGCAGGGGTTTGATTCTGTACTTGCATGTCTATCAGATCAAGCCGAGAATCCTAAGCCACGAGTCGGGATGGTCTGGTTCGACTTCTTCGTCATCTGGCGTGAAACAGATGCTGTCGAACGCCCACTCCTCGATTTCTTCGTTGCTTGGGATGTCGTACCAACCTTCGGCTTGCTTGTCTCCATAGACGGGGATCCAGTAACAACGCAAGATTCCTCGCTTGTTTCTGTAGACGTTTCCAGTGCAGGGAATTGCTCCCTTAGGTGCGTCTTGGAAGTCGCACTCTGCCTGGAACTGTTCCTGACCTTCTTCTTCGGTGAAGGGGACGTAGCCAAAGGTTGAAGCAATTTCTTGGGTGATGGGGTGAAGCATAATGCAAACTCCGTGATGATGATTGAAATGATTGCGATCAAGATGACGATGATGTCACCGTCATCCCATGCTTGACGCAGTGTGTACTTAGGCTTGGTCATCGTAGGTCTCCAGTTCAGGTGGGTTGAGTTGGTATTCTTCACGCATGGCTTGCTCTTGTTGATAAGCAATGTCTGCCATTGCATCAAGAAAGTCAGCGTTGTAGTTGGAATCAAGTTCAGGCATTAATTGAATTGAGTAGAGGGACAATAAGGCCTGGGACTTACACCACGTAATTACGTGGATGCCCAGGTGTTAACGCATCAAACGATTACTGAAGTTGAATTGATATCCACCGTCACCACAAGGATTCTTGTAGGTGCGGTATGAAGTGATGTGATAGATAGCTGCAATAGTGATGTAATATTCTTCTGCAAGTTTAGAGACGTGTTCACCGTTCGCTTTACGCGTACGAATATCGTCGATCTGTGCATCGCTCAAGAAAGAATTAAATCTTCCACGACGCACAGGATCTTGTTCGTACGGAGGACGGTTACGTACACGTCTAATGACTTGTGTAATAGATACCGGTTTGCAATTAACGATTTGTGCAATGGAGTCATAGCAATAGCCCTGGCACCTCAGGTTCCAGATCCTATCTTCTTTGACGATTGAAATCCGAGTACGCATTGGTTAATTGCTGTGATGTTTGAGGTAAACCCGGGACTTACATCATTATTGAGAATCTTCTCAATAATGAATGCCCAGTGTTTACTTGGACTTCTCAAAAGAATTGAGAGAGTTGTCCATGGTTTTAAAACCCCAGGACCTTCTGTTGAGACTCTGTTCTGATTTGTTGCACCATCTTAAATTAGATGGGCAGTTATTCGATGGACATCGATCAATGTGATCGACTGTCTTATCTTCACAGTAATCTTTTGAGTGAAGAGATAGAACAACTGTTGCAACTGGATATGTAATTCCTTTATAAGTAACGCGCCAATAGCCAGCTCTTTCAAGATGGCCGGCTACCGAATGCGCTTTACATCTGTTATTAATGTGAATCTTCCATCTCAAATAAGATGGAGATTCTGAATCCAAATAAAACAATTCTTGAAATAATTCAAGTTTAGACATGGTTCTCAACAACGAAGGCCCAGGTATTAGTCAGTGGGAAACGAAGTCAGAGTCGGTGAGAAGCTGATGGACTGACATACAGTCTTCAGCAATCTCATCTCTGGTGCAACCTTCCCATTCAATGGACTGGTCTTCAATGACTTCACAGCCAGCATCTTCGAGCTGATCGTGGAATTGAGACCAGGTAGGTGCGCTGCCCCAGACGTGGGCATAACGCCCAGTGCGGTCAGCGATTAATGCGATGTGTAGTCCCATTGTTATCAGAGTTGGGTTGAGGGTTGATGTTGGTAGGATCTACTCCCAACAATGCCATGCCACTGATGGTGGCGAGGGCAAGGGAGAGGAGGGCAATGGCAAAAGATCCTAGGCGAGTCTCATGAGTCTCACCATAAGAATCCATTTGCACATAGCCTTTGCCAATGCGATAGATCGTCTTCATCTCAGTTGGTTGCAAGAATGTAACGACAGTTAGTGAATGGCCTTTCAGTAAAAGGTTTTGCGAACATCTCTTCGGCAGATATCCATGTGCCTTTGACTTGAAAGTCAAGACATGTCCAATCACCTGTCGATAAATACTCATTAACATCATTTGGGCATGCAACCCAATACATATAGATACAGTTGTCTGTAAATTCAAGATAATAGTCAGTCACCTCTAGCTTGAATTGTTTCAAAGCTTCGGTGATGTCGTGATGGTCAATACTAATTGCCATGGTGTAGTAGCAATGGATTGGTTTGCAGGATATAGAGTCCTGCAGTAAAGGCCCGAAGGCCCTTAGAGCAGAAGTCAGTCTTCATGCCTGCGTTCCCAACGAAGCAGATCCCTGTTGAGATCTACCTTACGTTGGAGTACCACGCAGAACGGCATGAGGTCTTGGAACTCACGCATGCCATCCTGCCATTGGAAAAAAATCTCGAGAGCAGCTTGACGCTGTTCTTCAAGTTCTTGATCAATGACAGGGGCATCTCTCCTGGCAAGCAGGCGAGCATCCTGTGTGAGGAGTTGTTCAACAGCTTTAGGAGTCATGGTTCTCCAGTTGGTGTCGTGTGGTGTGGTGCAGGGGAACCCTGCAGAAAACCCACAGTCCGATACGAATTCGTATCAAGACGGAAGGGTTAAGTGCAGGGATCAGTTCATGTACTTACTGTTGATGCAGTAATACACGTCACCAAGGAATCCCTTGGTATAGATCAGATTGTGCCCTGGTTGGTCGTGGCACGTCTTTTGGTAGTGTCTGTTGAGCATCTTCTGTGCTCCAACAGATAGGAGTAAGCCACAACCAGTGCCGAGAACAATAGCAACACAGGAATCAGAGAAGTAGTTACGTTGCATGATCAGTTACCTTGCTTGGGTTGGATGACGAATGCCATATCGTTCGGCATGATGAGTGCCGCCGCCCGAGTACGATACTCGTTCAGCTTCTCCGTCATGTCTGCCTTGGTAGGTACCTTGGCATTCTCAACTGCTGCCGCAGTATTGATAAGGATTAACGCAAGGTTCTTGCGAATGTTGAGTGCAGTCATGGTGTCGTATGGAATGGATGCAGGATATTGAGTCCTGCAGAAAAGGGCCGAAGCCCTTTAGTGCAAGAGTCAGAAGATCGTTGCGTAGAGATTGTCGAGGTGCAAAGTCGTAATGTGCTGATAGTAATCAGACATTGCAGCTAACAACTCTTTGGTACCGGTGGGAATGCCACCGCCAAGAGTCTGGACCTCACGCTCAATCCAACAAGGATTGCCATAGCAGTCATCAACTTCTACTTCATAATGAAGCCTTGTTGATGTGCCGCCATGCCAAGTGATGCGCTCGGTTGCACCTTCGTACGGGTAGTAGCACAGCATGATATTGTCTTGAGTAGTGTTCAGTGAAGATCAAGATGTGGGTTATGGAACCAGAAGTCTTCAAATTCCTCATGTTCGATAGTATCGACCGAGTAACAAACTTCCGGATCCATTGCCTGTGCTTCACCCGCCGCTGCATAAGCATCGTCGTATGTACGCCAGACAGATGTGTAACCCTCATCTGATCGTCTAACTGCAAAAAGTTGCATAGTGTTGTCTTGAGTAGATGCCACTGGATTGTGGCAAGTCTGAACCAGGGGATTGCACCCTGGAACGCCGCTTTAACGGACTCAGATGTCGTAACCGTTGGTGATACACCAGTTACGGTGGAGCGTGTCATGCTCCTTAGGCCAGTCATGAGTGATGCACTGGTGAGCAGTTGCCTTATCCACAAAGTGGATGACGGCCTGGCCACCGATACCCATGATGGCAGCAGCAATAATCACGTAGGATGCGATGCGTTGTGTCACTGTCGTATCGAGTAGATGCCACGGGATTGTGGCAATGACCAGAGCCAGGCATTGCACCTGGCTTGGGAGCTATAACTCACCTGGCCTGGAGCTGACGCACAAGTTTGCGTGCCATCTCCACTGACATCGTGGTGCTGCAGTCGTTACCCTTCTGTCCCTTGCGGACCAGCTTGGTGATGCGAGCTAAACCCACCTCTGTGTTGACCACGAAGTGATACGTGGCTTGAGTGGTGGCGATGGTGTAGTAGATGTCCATGGTTCTGTATTCCATAAATGCCACTGGATTGTGGCAAGTCTGATGCCGGGAATCGAACCCGGCTGCGCACCAGCTATCAGAAGGGAAGAACGTCTTCTTCCCACAGATCGACAAGCCTGATCTCTACCGAGTCAAGCAAGTCGTCCTTCCACCTGGAAACACATGCTTGAGCATCTGCTTCCTTAGCGAAAAGATTCTGGAGTTGATACTCTTCTTCCCAGGCTGTTACTACCCAAACCTTGGCATTAGACATGGTGTTGAATGCGATTGAGCAACGCTACGTTTAACGTCCAGCTTGACGTGATACCTTCGTATCTGCTAGCAACTGTTCTGTCTCTCCGCCTAGCACGCCTAGCCTAAAAAGGATCGCGCGCGATACGAATTCGTATCAAAAACGAAGATAAATGTGTTGAAATGCTGTCATTCTTCCTTAAATCTTTCGCTTCTCATCCTTAGCGAACGAAGTGAGCGTTCCATGACTTATGCTTCGTCACGCATAACGAGCGAAGCGAGTGATACCCCCACACATTTCTTTTTTTCTATACGCAATTCGCTACGCGTAGGGTACTGGAGAAGCGTCAGATAATTTTTTCTCCTTTTTTGACCCCTATAGGGCCGGTCTTTTGGTATCAAGATGTACATAACACCTAAAATTTGTAGGTGTTTCAATGGTTTTGCCCAAGAAAACAAACAAAAATGCCGGGGTTTATGGCCCCGGCGGTGTTAATGATGTTCTTTTGTGTTTAAAAAGTGTTTTGTGCGCTTTCTGCAGCGGAAACTGCCTTGGCATACTGCTGCCAATCAGGCTTTTGACGGGCTAACTCCCCCCTGGCACCCTTAATAAAACTACGTACCTCAAAAGGGGCAGCCCCTTGGTCCGCTAATTCCTCTGCTTTGGCCTTAATTGCCTCAAGACCAATAACTCTTTGTGCCCTATCACGTGCGTCCATTGTCTAAAAATTTATAAAAACCCAAATGGGGTCTAAAACTTTTCTTGGTAATAGTCTAACGCAGATATTTTCCTAAATTTTTGAGCTTAAAATACAAATAACAAGGATATACAACAAATAAAACCCAATGGCGTTATCTCCTGCCGACTATGCCGCCTACAGCCGCGCCACTGGTACTCCATATCCCGAAGATCCGGAAGAAAGGGCGCAAATTACACCGGCTGTCCTTGAATTCCGTCGTAATCAGCTCCGTGCGCCGCAAGAAGAGTCAAATCTGCCCGGTATCTTGGGTGCTGCAGCCCTTGGCTTAGGTGCTTTAGCGGGTGGTGTGGGTATTGCCCGTGCATTAGCTGGTAAACGAGGCCAAGCTTCCGCCTCTACTGCTTCTACTCTTCCTAAAAACACTGAACAGGTTGTAAGTACTGTTTCTGCTGCTCCTCTACGTCAACAAATTGCAGAAGAAGTTGTCCGTCAAGCTAGAACCGAACGTCCCCTTGGTACAGTACTGATAGATCTTCCACAACCTAAAACTTCATTTGATCCCTGGAGCGGTAAAACAACAATTACTGACCCCTTTGGTACTGGCACGCTGCCTTATGCAAGAACTGATCTACCTATTTCGCGTACTCCCGGCACATTTCGTGAATTTAGCCGTGATGTAAGCGGTGCTTCTGTAGCAGATCGTCTTTCTCAAGACCCAGAATTATTGTCCTTAGTTCAGAAACAAGCTGCAGAAGAATTATCAGAAGCACGTAGTTTTCAATCTAAAGCACAAGCTGAGTATCGCAATTTAATTAGCAGTATTGCTGACGACATCATTGCACAAGAACGTGCTGCCGTACGTGGACCAGTTGTAGACCAAGCTATCGGTGCCCTGGAGTCTGGTGAAGATCAGATGACAGGACGAATGAAGGCTCAGCTTAGCCGTAATGAAGATCTGGATATGAGCCAGGTCGAAATTCTTGAGAATATTGCACAACAAAATAATGCATTAATGCGTGCACAGGCAGAGCCATCTCAAATGATTGGCTATGTACCAGATGAACCCATCAATCAGGCTGCCGCTCAATTACCAGATGGCATTCCTATTGATCAAGCAGAAGGTGTAACTGTACGTGAATTATTAAGGCAAGGTAAACCCATACTTGATTTACGGCAGAGACAAGCTGTTCGTGTTTCACCCAGGGCTCTGGGCCTGGAGCAAGAACAAGATCCTTTAGTGCAAGAGGCTCGCCAGTATCTGCGGGCACAAGAAATTGATACTGATTTTGATTACTCTGCAGAAAACATAAGACAAGCTGCACAAGTGCGTGATCGCATTGAAACAGCACAAGCTCTCCAGAACCAAGCCAATCAAATTCTTGCAGAGCTTCAAGCAGAAAGACCGGTAGTTAACGAACAGTTATCTCCTCAAGAATTTGCTGCTGCCTTTAATAAAAAATACCGGGAAGAATTAAATCCTGAGTTGCAGCTCGTTGATAATGCCCGCCAACGACAAGAGCTTCGCGGAGCACAAGCGGCTGTTGAAGGAGAAGATGTTGTATCGCTGTTGCTTGGCGATGTTCCTGAAGTTGAATCCACAATGCGTGGCAAAGCTCTCCGTGGCGGCAAACTTAATAGGGCTGGAGATATTAGTTATATGGATGAATCAGGTCAAGAATATGCCTCTGCCGATACGGGAGTAAAAGCTAGACAAGGGCAAGGCGAACAATACAAAGCCAGGGCTGAACGTTTAAATAAACTTAGATCTGCTTCTGACGAAGAATTAACAGATTTAGTTCTTCAAGGCCAACAAGCACTTGCCAATAACCAACCAATTACAAAGCTGGATGCAGACACCACCAGGTTTGCGTCTCAATTATTACAAACCAGAGCAGTAAATAATCCAGAACCAACTCGTTTGCAGTTAGATGCTTTAGATCGTGCACGTGCTTCTATTGCTGCAACGCAAGAAATTCTGCAAAGCAATCGCAATCCACGCCCAACAATTGCCCCTGGTCCTGCACAAGATGTAGCTCGCGCAATGGAAACATTGCGTCGTGGCATGATCGTAGATCCTTCTGAACCACTGCCAGAATTACCTTCGGTTCAACAGTTACGTACTGGATATGCATCTGATGAGGAGATTGGCCCGATCCTTGGTGCGTCTGATGTATACACAAGTGCTGCTGCTGAAGCGGCAGGCCCTGTCATCTTCACAGGCAAAAGCAAGGCAAATACTGTACTCAGAACACCTCCTATTACCGGTTCCATTGGGACGCCGACAGGTCGTTATTTCACCCAGGACAATCCTGATGTTCTTGGTACTGTTTACAACGTTGCCGGTACGCCAGCTAATCGTGCTATCGCTGCTCAGGTGGAAGCAAACGCACAGTCGTTCTTGGCGGATGCCGTTGCCGGTGGTCTTCAAGCCAAAGGTGTTAGAGCTGCCGAGCCATACGTGACACCTGCAAGACTCCCTGGCCCGATTCCACCACCTGCTCAAGGACCTGCTCTTCCTTCTTTAGGCATGCCAGGTATCGATCCAAGTAAGCGGACTCTTTACTCGCAGTACCGTCAAGGTGTTAGTTCACCGACTCCTTTAAGTCCCTTTATTGGCGAGATGAGCGGAGGCACAGTTGTTGTCGCTCCCCCAACGACTACAACCCCTGGCATCCGACGTGATATCGGTGCCCCTGCACAAAGCATTGACTTGACCCGCCGTGGCGAGAAATCACGTTACTTCAGTTTGTACCCACAACAAGAATTTGTCACTGGGATAGAGCCTGCACCTATTGGACCTGTGACACAATCTGCCGGTTTATCTCGTATTGGTGGCATGACTCAACAAACCGTACAAGGCGCAGGTGGGCTTCCTGTTACACAGCTCACTCCTCAAGGTCAGAGGATTGCTTATCCCCGTATGGATAAACCAGCCAAAGCCCTTGGCTTCCGTGGTGAAACTGTCACCAATGTTCCTCGCTATGGAATTAATCCTGGAGCAGAAGATTGGCGTGACGATCTGATGCGTTCTGCTTTCCGCCGTGGTGGACCCATTCGTACTTCTCCTGCAGATCCTCGTCAACTTGGTATCGAGGGTCGCGGATTAGATCTTCTATTAGAATACCTCAATAGGAGTAAGCCATGACTAACAACAAAAAGAAAAAAGACAAGAAGTGGATTCAAGGCATGGACATGAAGGAGGGTGCCTTCACTGCCAAAGCCAAACGTAAAGGAATCACTTCTGCACAGCTTCAAGAAAACGTTCTTTCTAATCCTGATGAGTATGATGAAAAAACCGTGAAACAAGCACGGTTGCGTCAAACCTTGGTAGGATTACACAAGAAGAAAAAAGAATCTAAATCGTAATGGCCAAAGATCATAGGCTTGCTTTAGATCGTTACATTAGAGACGATACTTTTAGAAAGAAAAAAGTACTCAATTTTGATGAGCTTTTTCTTTCGCCAGCAAGCTCTGGTCAATATCCCTGGAACCCATCGCGGTTTACTCGGGCTGACCTGTTGCGTAAAATGATGACACGTAAGTTGTCATTAAACCCTGGTCTTAATTTTGTTGGTGATACCCCAGATCAATACGAAGTTTTTGCTGGTCTTCCAAACTTTAATCGAGTTGCTGAGTACAGTTTTACTGATGGAAGAGCTTTAACTGCTCAACGACCAGAACAACAACCTGGATACAACCCACTATGGGCTGATTCCTACCGCTTAAGCCCAACTATTCCGCCTGAGAAGAAAATTAAAAACCCAATGCCGCGTGCTGCGGACCCAGATCCCCGTGGTTTCTTAATGTCTTCTGCTGTTAATCAAGTCAAGAACGAAGATCAAGGCAAAACATCGGTCGCTGATCTCTTGGCGAAGAAAGGTAGCACTGGAGCGCCATTAGCCTCTGTCAACTCGAAAGAGACCTATAAGAAGAATAATGAACCTCCGTCTACAATAGGAAAAGATGATAAGAAAAAGACGTGAGACTTGCTGGTTTAGGTAAAGCAGTCCAAAAGCAAACTCCTGGATTACCTAGTGTTGTCTCTAGTGTTGTTCCAGGTAGTCTTCTATCGGGTGCTTTTGGCATGATGGCAGGTGGTCCTGCCTTAGGCCTTGGTTCTGCTGCATTAGATTTTGCAGTCTCTTACCCTGCAACTAAACTTGCACGTCTAGCTAGACCTCCTAAACGATCAACAACTAATTTTGTACGTGACCCATCTGGAAAGATGGTTCCTGCTATGGAACCTTCACGTCTAGAGGGTGCTGCCAACATAGGCGGCATGATCCTTTCTGCTCAACTTGGCGCAAGTCTTTTGCCTTTTGGTCCAGCGGTTCAGCCAACAGATAACTCACAAGAGCAGACGTTAATGCATGAAATGATGCAACGTCAACTTGTTAATGATTTACAAGTACCACAAGCGGTAGCACCTGGCACTCAGTTCCAAATGTCAGGTATTGAGTTTTTAAATAACTACTTAACACCACAGGTAACAGAAACTGCACTTCCTGTTCCAGCACGTGTAGCAACCCTATTGAAACAAACAGGAATGGAGCTGGGACTATGAACCCACTTGAATTTTTAAATCAACAAGCAAAGCAATATAAACGAGGCTTTAAAAAAGCTGATATTGCTCAAGTTCGTATGGCCAGGAAGGGACTTGGCTACGGAGAAAGCGTTTTAGATCCACGTTTTAAAGAAGCTATTGCATCCAAAGGTGTATCTGCACGTGAAACACCTGCCCAGTTTCTTGGTGCTTACTCATCACGCATGCTAATTGATGTAGCAAATGATGGCACACGCACTTATTGGTGGCGTTGGAACCATCCCCTTGCTATTGCTCAACGTGTTACGGAATTAGGTGTACAAGGAATTGATACGCCCACTGGCCGTGCTGTTGCCGCCCTGGGGGTTGCCATACCGGCTGTGGCAGCAGCTGGTACATACGACATTACAAATCCCGAAGAATATGGTAGACCAAAAGGTTTTGCTCAACGGTATTCACCTGTTGGTGCCGACGATAGAAGGCAAACTGCTCAGCCTGCCCAAGAAATTTTTGAGCGTTTCTTCTTGCAGCGTACAGGTGATCCTTTGAAGTATGAAACAGCCAAACAGGATATTCCTTCTTTAACACCACAGCGTTACGCTAACTACATGAATTTCTTGTACCAAGATAAAGGTTTGCTTGGTCTTGGTATTGTCAAGGGCACAGCAGAGAATTTACAAGGTTATCCAGAAGCACGTGTCCTTGGCTTCCCTGTATCTATTCCAATGACCACAGGCTTTGTTGCAGGTAGTGTTGGAGCCAATCTTGCGGCTGCTACAGCAAAAGGAAGTACGCCAAAACAACGTGCCATCCGTGGCGCAATCGGTGCTTTAGCAGGCTCCTTAACAGGTGTTGCAGGCGGTAATGCTATTAATGAGGCAATTGCTTCTGGTAATCGACCACAACTTCCAACTACTGCTGAATATGAAATAATGGGTTCTGATAGAATCTAAAATATAAACACAGTTAAATACATGGCTCGATATTTCCAAGTTGGTGGTAGGACCTACATGGGGGACCCAGTGACCGGAGAAGCTGTAGAAGTAAATACAGGAACTGGTCCAGCAGCCGCTCAACAATTCCTTGGGGATGCTGTTGCAGGCTTAGGTAGCTCTCCCAACTATAGTGAGTTGCGTGCCGCTCGTAAAGCTGGAGTTGATCCTTCTTTAATTCGTACTGTTGGAGTAGGACCTGCAACTCAAGCACAAACTTTATTTTCTGGTGCCGGATCTTCTGCTCAACAAGCTACGCAAGCAGCAAGAGCAGCGGGAACACAAGCTGCAGGTAAAACAGGAACAGCTCTTCGTGCAGCAGGCGGCCTTCTTGGTAGGGTTCCTACTGGAGCACTTGCTGGTGGCGGTGCAATTCTTGCTGGTGTTCCCGCATTAATGCAAGGTGATATTGCCGGTGCTGCCGGAAGTTCTGGTGGCGCCTTGGTGGGTGGTTTACTGGGCGCACCTCTTGGTCCCTTAGGCGTTGCTGCCGGTTCTTTTGTTGGTTCCATGGTTGGCGGCGGTTTGGTTCAAGGAACTAAAGCAGCGCTTGAAAAAACTCCGCAAGCCGTCAGCATCCCAACACCATTCGGTGATCTTCCTCTGAATGCTTCTGCTCAACAGCTGAAATACATGCAGCAACTTGGTGAGCTTGGTGAGACACAATATCGAAATGCCCTTGGTACTCGTACCAGTGCTCTTATCGATCTAAACAAACAGATTAGCGATCAAGATTACTTGAATCGCCAACGTGATTTCCCCCTGGTACAAGCAGAGCAAAATGCTGATCTTGCTCGTAGCCAGGCATTAATTAATACTCAAAACAATGCTTATATGCAGCAGATGGTTCTTGGTACCGCTGGTAACATGATGTTAGATGCACAACGGGAACGCGGTGCACTCATGCGTCAAGCTATTGCCACCAACCCATATGTGACTGCGCTTGCTGCTCCCAACGTATCGATTGGTTGATCATGGCAAACCCCTCTCCTATTGCTGGACTTAATCCCCCTGGCAGCACAGGTACCAGCCCAAATGTATTTCAAAACACCTTGACGCCTGGTTATACAGGTGGTCTTGGTGCTCAGTCGGTTATCCCTGGTTTTGATTGGAGTAAAGTCGATCCAAACACCATTGCGCCTTACGCATTATTTACAGGTTTTGCGCAAGACCAACGTCGAGAGGAAAGAGCTGCTGAACGCGAGCTATTTAACGAAGTGCAAGCTATGCGCAAACGTGAAGCTCAGGAAGCTTATCAAATGCAGTTGCCTTTTAAAATTGGCGGCATGGTCAGCAATATTTTCCAAAATATCGTACAAGCACAGCAGCCCGGTCTTCAAACCGAGTTAGGCATCCGTGGTCGTACTGCAGACCTCTTAAACCAAGCCTACGCAAATCCAATTGCAAATCGAAAGTGGCTTTCATAACCTGGAGTTAGAATAATGGCAAGTTACGGGACACCTCTTAGCTCTATACCTAACACCAGTTACTTAAATGCAAGTGAACCTTTTTCATCTTTTGGAGGAAGTATGATTGATCCCGGAACAGCCACTTTAATCGGTACAGGCATTTCCGCCCTTGGTAGTGGTGTTGGCGGCGCTGCTGCAGGGAAAGGAGCAAAAAGTGCTGCACAACAAGCACGAGAAGCTGCAGCTGAACAAGCAAAGCAAGTCACTCAAGCTAACCGAGAAACCCTTCTTGGTACGTTTGGACTGGAGAATCTGGCACAACAGCAGTCAATGCTTACCGGTGGTCCCAGGGAACGTTTTAGAGAGTTTGAGGACGCTCAATTCGCTAGTGCGCAGGCAGGAGGTTTTGGTGCACAAGAACGTGCTCGTCAGACCATGGCACAAAATCTTGCGATGCGTCAAGCTGATTTTGGTAAGAGTGGGTTTGCCACGCCGCCTTTAGCAAGGTTTGTTTGATCTAAAATCAAAACATAGCAGTCTACGCAACAATGGCAGATAATATTTACGGCGCAGGCAATCAACAAGTTGTTAGCCAAGAAGATCAATTTACTAAACTTCTCGAGCAACAACAGGAACTCATTAGCGCCATTAAAGGTGAAGATATCTACGGTGGCCTAGGAGGAGGTGCCTTTAACCCTGCACGCTATGGCGTAAAGGCAATTAAAGATATTGAGAAGAGCGGAAAACAATATAAAACAGAACAACTACCTGCATTATTTGATCGCTATTTAACAGATATTGCTGAGGGTCGATTGACGCCCTCACAGGCTTCTACTGCCTTCGAGAATGCATCACGTAGTGCTGGAGATTTCAGTAAAAAAGTAATCGAGAAAGCTTCTAAACTTTCTCGCACACAAGCCGGTGTTCCTTCCGCCGATAAATACACACGTTATACTCCTTTCTTCCAACAGACAGCACAACAGATGCTGGGACGTACATTAAGTGATCCTGAAATTCAAAACTATGTAGGTGCCTTCCAGGGCATGGGCATTAGCAATCCAGCAGATGTGGCAGCTACATTTGGTAAATACCTGACTACAAGTGACGAGTACAAATCACGTCAATATCGTTTTAAACCAGATATGCCTAAATTAAATCAAGATTCTGCTGCTTTTGCGCAGATGTTAAACACTACGTTCGGTTAAAACAATGACAACGAAAAATCAAAATCTTGTAAAAGCACGGCGGATGGCCGCACGCGGTGAATCCGTAAAAGATATCAGGGAAGCAACTGGTGTAAGTAGAGCAGTTGCTCAACGTGTTGTTGATCGCCGTGGTCCCTCGGCAGCGGCAGGCAGTAGTAATACACCTGCAGCAAATATCCCTGTCAGTTACAACGTTCAGCCCGGTGGTGGCATTGATGACAGTAAATCAGGGATGTCCCAAGAGCAGTATGGAGACTACCTGTATGAGTCTGGTATTACTACTCTTCAAGGGAACATTCAGCAAGAACTAGAAAAACTTAGAGCTACAGGATTGTCTTCTGTTGCCAATATCCAAGCTGGTGCTACTGTTCGTTCTGCCGAACTTGATAACGAAGCGCGTAAGTATCTTGCCGATAAAGATTACCTGGGCCGAACAGACGTAGCAAAGATCCAGGCAGAGAATAATCTGCGTCTACAAGACATTATTAACGCTGGTCTTAAGGATGTGGAAGGTATTCGTCAGCAAGGTGGCAGAGATATTGCAACGATTACTGGTGAGTTTGGCGTTAAACAAGAATCTGAACGTCAACGCGGTCAAAAAGACATTGCCAAGATTGGTTCTGAATCGGCTTACCGTAACGCTTTGATTGGTGCTTTTAGTTTTTAATTAATTGCACTAGAATATCTTTAAACCAAAGATGTTTTGACAATGACTTCATCTTACGACCAACAGATTGCTGGTATTAATCAAGCCCTGGCAGCCGGTAACATTACTGCCGAACAGGCTGCTGACCTCAAGAAGCAAGCAGTTGAAGGTCAGTATGGTGCCAAATCTTTTGACATCAATGAGTTCCAGGATCTCCTGGGCCGCCTTGAAGGTTCTAAGATGCGTCAACAACGCCAGAAGAGCGTTGAAGGCCGTCGTGACGTGATGAGCCAAGGCCTGGCCTCCATGATGAGCAACTTCTGATGCAAGACACTGCTGCACAAAAGAACGATTCGGGCGAAGGTCAAGATCTTCGGTTTTATCAAAAAGCAGCAGAAGTCGCGTATCAATACGCTAGAAACAAAGCAGATCAAGAGAAAGATACAATGTCTTCTGACCAAAACAAAAACGAAGGGGAGGACCTTGAATAATGTCTAGCAGTTTTCTCAACACTGGAGATGACCTCTCCAATGATCCCTATTCGTTTTTGTTTGACGAAGATAAAGCCAAAAAAGCTGCATCTGCAGTTAAAATTTTCCAGGATGTCTCCGTTGGCTCCAGCAAAGAAAAAATGAAAGAGCAAGGAGCTCAAGAACGTGAAACAATCGGAAAAGGTGCCGCAGAACAACGGGAAACAGCAGAACAAGCGCAGCGTTTCGCCCAGAGCGACGAAGAAAGAGATTACAACCAGGCCCAACGAGCTTATAAATATTGAGTTATTTGACCAGTGGGTCGATAACTTAACGTCTGCAGAACAAGAATCGTTTACTGCATTTGCCGCAGATTGTTTTTCTGTGGTTGAAATTTTTCTATACGCAAGATTCCTTGGTTACAACGGAAGTATTACTTCGTGTGAAGCTTGGCTTAAGGACAACTATCCAAAGCCGGATCACCGCAAGAAACTCCTATATGAAATCGAGGAGATGCAAGAAGATATCCGGAAGCTTAGAGAAGATGTTGATAATGGTGTAGTAAAACGTGATGCAGGTGTTGCTCGTATTGCAGGCATGCAGAAAGAATTGCGTGGCACGATTGCTCAAGTTGAAATTTTTACAGCTAATCGTGATCGCAAGGGTTTATTGATGGCTGGTGCTGACCGTGCCATTCGTGAACTCATGGTCATCTTTAAAGATGATCCGATTGAAATACCGCTAGAAGAAGCCTCGATGAGTATCTGGGCTAAAATGCAATTAGACGAATAACAGTCCAAGTTAAAATAAAAGAATTGTTATGGGTGCCGACGTAAACGCAGCAGGTGTCGCTAAGAACATGCCTAATTTTGTTAGGCAGATCCAGCGTGAACGCATGGGACGCAGTGCAACCGCAGCTTCTCAACAACCGGCGGCAAATCCACAGCAGTTTCAGCAACTACTAAATAAAGTATCGCCAGATGACCAAGAACAAAATGCCGCCCCAGCTCCTGGAGCACTTCAAAAAGAAGGAGGCCAAGAACGAGGACGGCAGCGAAATGTCGGACAAGGAGAAACGCAAGGCCGCCCTGGACAAAGCTCGCAAGTACCAGGAACAGAAGAAGACCAACAAAGACGGCAAATGAGGTAGTATTCAGTAATACACTGAACAATACTTACTGTGCCTGCGTATCAACATCTTGCATATCGACGGAATGCACAAGCTGCTGCACGCAGGCAACAAATTCGTATCCCACGAAATCTTGAATCCCTGGAGAAAGCAAGGGAAGATTTTGGTTTCTTTTGTGAGTACGTAGCAGATAAACCTCCTGCACAACACCATAAAGAATGGCATCGTCACTTTGTGACAGGTGAAGACAGTAGTTGTCTTCTTAAGATTGCTGGACCAAATGTTGATCTCCTGGCGCCCAGGGGCTCAGCTAAGAGTACGGTCCTTGGCTTGTTTACCGCATGGGCTATTGGTATCCATACACAAGCCAAGAAGCCCCTACAGATCCTCTACTTGTCCTACACGGTTGATATTGCACGTTCCAAGTCGGCAACCATTAAACGCATCATTGAGAGCAAGCGCTACCAAGAAGTTTTTCCTACCGTACGCCTACTTAAGAATGTCACCAGTAATGAGTACTGGTCCATTGACCATAAGTTTGCAGGCATCGACACCACTGGTGAAGAACAGTTCACGCTTTGTGCTGCTGGTCTTAAAGGTTCAGTGACCTCTAAGCGTTCACACCTTGTCATCATTGATGACGCCATCAAATCAGCCGCTGATATTTCTAACCCTGACATCCGTAAACAGATGCAGGACAACTGGAATGCGGTGATTGCACCCACCATGTTTGAAGGGGCCAGGGCTATTTGCCTTGGTACACGTTTTCGCCATGATGACATTCACTCCACAACCTTCAACACCCAAAACAACTGGTTACAGATTGTTCTTTCCGCCATTCTTAATGATCCCAAGACAGGGGACGAACGGTCGTATTGGCCAGAGATGTGGTCATTGGATTACTTGAAGGAAAAGAAAAGGCAGGCACCTATTGCTTTTTCATTTCAGTACATGAATCAGGTCATTAGACAAAACGAATTGTCTCTTGCGCCTGAACTAATCGTCAAAGCTGAAATTGCTACAGAGTTTGATACGCTTGCAGTTGGTGTTGACCTTTCCGCTGGCACCAAAGAAAAAAATGATTACACGGTGATGGTCCTTGGTGGACGCATTGGTGATCAGATCCATGTGATTGATTATCGCCGTCTTCGCGTCATGGGCAACCTAGAGAAACTAGATGCTCTCAAGGAATTGCTTAATGATTGGTCAGTACTTGGCCGAGATGAAAGCGGCAATTACTTCCCGACTTACTCCACGTGTGACATTTATTCAGAAGCTGTGCAGTATCAGGCTTCTTTGGAAGCTGACTTTAAACGTGTCTGTCTGAACAACGAAAGTCTTTATAACTTAAATTGGCACCCCGTTAAAGGATTTCGTGCAGATAAGTTGGCACGTTTCCGAGGTTGCATGGGTCTCTTTGAAGACCGTAAGATCATCTTCAATCGTTACCGCAACTTTACCGCCATGTTTGAAGAGCTAACCAACTTTGGTGTTAGCAGTCATGATGACTGTGTTGACGCACTGGTCTGGATGATTAACGGATTGATGCGTAAAGGTAAGCTCCAGCTTGATTACTAAATCCTAAAATTAGAAAAAAGCTTATTCTAGTCGTGGGTCCTGAATACATTGCCATCGGTCTAACGGCCGTTGTATCTGCTGTTACTGGTGGCAGTTGGGTCGCAGGCAAGATCCTGGGCAGGCAAAACGACCAGATCCAGCAAGCTTTTAATTACATCGGATCTCAAAAACGTAGGATTGATGTTTTGGAAGACGACTTAAAACGGATGCCTTTGGAATACGTTCTCAAGGTAGACTTCCTGAGAGAAATCCAACAGATGCATGACAACTTTAATCAGATCAATGCAAAGCTTGATAAGCTAGTGGATAAATTGCTTGAGTCAAAATGAGCTACATCCTTGAGGTCCAGGAGGACGAGAACGGAGATCAATACATTGTCTTTCCAGATGAGGTCACCGAAGAGTTGGGCTGGGAAGAAGGAGACGTTCTTAACTGGGATGTCCGTGGTACAGGCATCATCATCAGCAAGGTCAATGATGCAGCTGGCTACGAGGTTATAGAAGAGTAGAATAAACGGATTGACAGTTAGATAAATGCGTATCACGGGTGGCATGCCAGTAGGCGGAAATTTAGGAGCAATTGCTGGTGGCATTAGCTTTCCTATTGGGCCTCAAAAATCCGACCCAGATGAGGAAGCACAATTCAAAGAACGGTTCAAAGATCCTGGTAGTTGGCGCCAGCAAATAAAAGATTATCAACGTCAAAATCCACTTCAAAGACAAATGCCTTCTGCAGGTATCGGAAATGTAGGCGGCGTACTGCTTGCTCAGGCTTCTCCTTTCTACGGAGATACGATTGATATGGGACCAGCTCCTGGTACCTACTCAAATATGCCAGTCATTCCTGATGAGGCTGAAGAGCAGTTTCAACGTGAAATGCTTCTTGAGCAATTCCGTAATCGTGCTTTCCCGCCCGTACAAACTCCTGTTGGTTTTGGTGGTAAATACGTTTCTTGAGCTGCTAGTATTTAATTAATGTACAAGGTGAATAATGGCTGACGCTAAAGCCCGTTTACAAGAAATTATCAACGCTTACCTGGAGAAGGATAGCAATATTGTTGTTGATACGGGCATTGTTGCGTCTCATATTGCACAGATGAAACTCTTTGGTATTCGCCAAGGAGTTGAATTTTTTCCGTCACAGGATAACTTTGGTAATCAACGCAAAGACTTCATCGATCGTGTGATGAAGTACAACAAGATGGATACACGCCTGGATTCGATCTGGGAGTATTTCCTGTGTGATGGCAAGGGTCTTTTCTATATCCGCCCTACTAAATTCAGCTATCGTCTCTACTATTTCCGTGAGCACGAATATCGAGCGTATTACAACGTAGACGGTGAACTGGAAGAGGTGGTGATCATCTATAGCTATAAGGTCAAAAAGGGATTTGGCCTTAATGAAGGTATTAACATAGCATCGATTACAGGTACAGCAACCACTGGAGGACAAGGGGCCAAGCGTTACATTAAACTTTCAATCAAAAACGACACTATTGAAGAAGTGCATTCGGAAGGTGAAATTTCTTTCGAGATGCCAAACTATGCGACACCAGGGAAAACCCAAACTTTTACCAATAGTCTTGGTTTCATTCCTTGCGTAGAAATCCTTAACAATCCAAAAGGCTTCTCTAATGAAGGCGTTGGTGAGTTTGATTCAATGGCAAATCACATCATCACGCATGATGAATTAATGCGTACCATGCGTAAAAATATCACCTTCTTTGGCAACCCAACATTGTTGTCGTCTCGTCCCAAGACAGACCTCATGGAGGCTGGAGGCGATATGGCGGTACAGCGACCTTCTATTGCTGCGAACTCTGGTTTTACAAGCCCATCTCCGATGAGCCGTTCAATGTTCAAGGCTGATCCTGTCAGCCGTGGCATCGATGGCCAGATCCGTGTTCCACGCGTTATCGCAAACCTGGAACCAAACGACCGAGTTGGTTATATTGTTCCAGATGCAATTACTGGTGATCAAAACGCATTTGCTCGTCAGTATCGAGAAGAAATTCGTACAGCACTTGGTGGTGTTGATGAACTTTCGATTTCTGCTGGCGTTACTGCAACTGAGTACAAATCACTGTTTGGTCGTGTTTCTGCAACATCGAAGAAAAAAGCAAATGCCATCTATACCCATGGCATTTGTCGTTGCTTAGAGCTAATTGTTTATCAAGAAGAGCAGTTGTTTAAATCAACTCTTGCTCAAGCCGCTCAAATCGAAAAGCCCATCAAACCAGCTTCTGATGCTTCAGAAGAGGAGAAGGCGGCTTACGAACAAGCACTTAAACAATTCAATGATCAAGTGAAGAACTTGATGCTTGCTTGCGTGGAGGCCCAGCAGATTCCTCCAGGTGTTATGGGCTTGATTCCCGATGGCGATGTCACTGTTTTATGGCGGTGGCTTGGCCCTGTTTACGAGGACTCCACCCAAGACATCCTCAACAACTCCATCGTGGTACGAAATCTGCAGGAGTTAGGTGTTGATAGCATTGAAGCACTGAAATACCTCTTCCCGTCTAAGACGGATGAGGAGCGGGCCGAGATGTTATCTGGGTTCCCGTTCAGGATGGTGAACGAATTGCAGGGTGCTTACTCTCAATTTGCTAAACTAGTGGGGGGAATGATGCAGACTCCTCACCCGCAAGCACCGGATCTTCCGATGGCTGCGGATCCAAGATTGGATTTAACGCCATATCTGTATCGAACATTAGAAGCTCTACAAAAGGAGATGAGTTATGCAGGACGCTACCGTCCAATCGATCCCACAGACGAGCCAAGCACCAGTGGCGGTGGCTCCAAGCAGCTACGTGGTACCGGCCCAAGCTCCGGCACCTCAAGCTCCAGTGGCGTATCAAGTGGGTACCAGCTACCCCCAAGCGGTCCCTCAGCCGACTATCAGTTACCAATCCGCCCCTACTCAGTACGCCCCCCAATCCCAACCGGCGGAAACCCAGAGCAACCCATGGGAATCGGCGTTCAACAAGGTAGTGAACCTGCTGAGCGCACCAGTTCAATCCCC